GCAAACATCATTGACAAACTTTCAGAAGTAGTTGATGCAATACCTGGTGCATTATATGGTAAAGAAGATTTATTCTTATACATCGGAACTAAAGCAGCTAAACTATATGTACAAGCACTTGGTGGATTTGGAGCAAATGGTTTAGGAGCAAATGGTGTTGCTAATATGGGTACACAATGGTGGAACAACGGAAGCCTAACGGTAAACGGTGTTAAAATCTTTGTATCACCAGGATTGTCTGACAACAAAATGTATGCAGCACAACGCTCTAACTTATACTTTGGAACTGGGTTACTAAACTCCACAAACGAAGTAAAAGCATTGGATATGGCAGATTTAGATGGTTCAAACAATGTAAGAATGGTAATGCGTTTTACAAGTGCAGTACAATTCGGAATTGCAGCAGACATAGTTTCTTACGCATAATTAATTAATTAATCAATAGAAAGGGGTGGGTAGGTAATCTGCTCACCCTTTTTTTTTAAAACAATAACGTTGATATTAGTATAACTACTTAATAATCAACATAATACAAAAAAAAATAATGGCTTGTACGATAACAACGGGTAGAAAACTACCTTGCAAAAGTGCTTTTGGTGGCATTAAAAGAGTTTACTTTGCAGATTATGGTGACATTACTGCAATCACAGTAGATGCACCAACTGGTGAAGCAACATTTACGGGAACACCAACTTGGTATGAATACGATGTAAAAGGTAATTCATCTTTAGAAACTACTGTGACAAGTAGCCGAGAAAATGGAACAACTTTTTATACTCAAACTTTAAACCTTACACTTACTTATTTAGATGCTTTAACGCAACAAGAACTACAAACACTTGCAGTAGCAAGACCATATGTAGTAGTAGAAGATTACTATGGTAATAGCTTCCTATGTGGGTTTGAAAATGGTATGGAGTGTACTGGTGGTACGGTAGTAACTGGAGCAGCAGCGGGTGATTTAAGCGGATTTACACTTACCTTTGAGGGTATGGAAGAAACTGCACCTTATTTCCTTGCAAGTGCAGTAACTGGAGATGCAGCACAAGTAGACCCAACTGCATAATTAATATTTTATTTTAAATTGAAAGCATCCTTAATCGGGTGCTTTTTTTTTGTTTTTACAAATTAGTATTTTTTATACGTTATATAAGTGATGATTTTATTCTACCCAACTACAACAAATAAGTTTACTTGCATACCAAGAGAATATGTAACAAATGCTGTTATTGTTTTAAGAGATGATAGCACAAATGTTAGTGTTGATTATACATTAGTACCAAGAGTGGGTGATGTTGGTAATATTTATATTGACAATGATAGCTATGCTATATATGGTTTTGAATATGAAAATTTAGTTGAGGGGCATTTTTATGATTTAACTTTATATTCAGATGCAGCAAAAACAAATGTAATATATAAGGATAGGATTTTCTGTACTGCACAAAAAGGAAATATTCAACTTGATAACAATTATTTCTATAAAGTAAATAAAGACCAATATACAGAATACGATGGTTTCAATAATGACTATATTGTAATATGAGAAAAAGAAACGAAAAAGGGCAATTTAGCAAAACAAAAGTATCAGAGTTTGGCTTTGTAAATTTAAGTACATACACATCACCAGAGGTAAAAGAAGTTAATGGTGCTGATTGGATTGAATACGGTGCTGATAACAATTATTTTCAATTCCTTATTGATAGGTATAATGGTTCACCTACAAACAACGCAGCTATAAATGGTATTTCACAAGCTATTTACGGTAAAGGTTTAAATGCTACAGACAGCAACAGAAAACCTAATGAGTATGCACAGATGATTTCTTTGTTTAGAAAAGATGTTGTACGTAGGGTATGTTATGATTTAAAGTTAATGGGGCAATGTGCTATCCAGGTTATCTACAATAAAGATAGAAGCAAGATTGTTCAGTTAGAGCATATGCCTATTGAAACATTAAGAGCAGAAAAATGTGATGCAGATGGTAATGTACCAGCTTATTACTATTATAATGATTGGGTAAACATTAAAAAGAGTGATGAACCTTTAAGAATACCAGCCTTTGGTATGTCTAAAGAAAGTATAGAGATATATTACATCAAACCATACAAGAGTGGTTTCTATTATTACTCACCAGTAGATTATCAAGGTGGTTTGCAGTATGCAGAACTTGAAGAAGAAGTATCTAACTATCATTTGAACAACATTATGAATGGTTTAAGCCCATCAATGTTGATTAATTTCAATAATGGAACTCCAAACCAACAAGAAAGACAATTAATAGAAACAAAGATTGCACAGAAGTTTTCGGGTACATCTAATGCGGGTAAATTCATTTTAGCTTTTAATGACAATAAAGAAAGTCAAGCAGAAATAACACCAGTGCAGTTAAGTGATGCTCATAACCAATACCAATTCTTGTCAACTGAAGCATCTCAAAAAATTCAAATTTCCCATAGGATTGTTTCACCGTTCCTTTTAGGAATACAAACATCAAACGGATTTTCTTCAAATGCCGATGAGATAAAGACCGCATCTATTTTAATGGATAACACCGTTATAAGACCGTTTCAAGAACTTTTAATTGATTGTTTTGATAATATACTTGCATACAATGATATTAGCTTAAACCTATACTTTACAACGTTACAGCCGCTTGAATTTACTGAAGTAGATAAAGATGTACAAAGCCAAGAAGATATTGAAGAAGAAACTGGTTATGAGTTTAGCAAAGAAAAAACAGAACTTGATAATGTATTAGAAGAATTTGGTGAAGAAGAAGATTTAAGCCAATGGACATTAATTGATGAAAGAAAAGTTGATTATGAAGATGAAGAAGCATTAGATTACCAGATTGACCAACTAAACAAAAAGAACAAAAGCACGTTATCTAAAATATGGGAATTTGTATCAACTGGTACATCAAGACCCAACGCAAAATCTAAACAAGATAAAGCGGTTAAAGATGTGGCATTTAAAGTACGTTATCAATATGCACCTTTAAAAGATACATTTGATGCAGAGGGTAAAAATGTTACAAGAAGTTTTTGTGAGAAAATGATAAAAGCTAAAAAGATATACCGCAAAGAAGATATTGAGTTAATGAGTACAAGAGCGGTTAATCCAGGTTGGGGACCAAAAGGTGCTGATACTTATTCTATATGGCTTTATAAAGGTGGTGGTGCTTGCCATCATTTTTGGATGCGTAAAACTTATATGTTTACATTAGATAGCAAACGTATTGACGTTAAATCACCATTAGCACCTACAATAAGTGTAAATGAAGCTAAAAGAAAAGGTTTTAAGCCAGAGGTTAATGATAAACTTGTAGCTAAAAGACCGATTGATATGCCTAATGAGGGTTTTTTACCAACTAATAAAAGAAGATAATGGCAACAGTATTATTTATAAATAGAACCGATTTAGTAAGAAACTCTATCATTGATGGGAATGTTGATACTGATAAATTTATTCAGTTTATTAAGATTGCACAACAGATAGACATACAACAAATTATAGGTACAAATATGTATACTGGTTTAACTGATGCTATTGTTGCTGGAATTGATTTACCAGCCAATGCAAGATGGAAGTTAATACTTGACGATTTTATTGTTGAAATGCTTATATGGTATGCACAAGCAAACTACATTCCTTTTGCAGCTTACCAAATTAAAAACGGTGGTGTATATAAACACACATCTGAAAATGCTCAAACTGTAGATAAAAACGAGGTTGATTTTTTAGTTGAGAAAGCAAGAACAAATGCAGAATGGTATTCAAGACGTTTTATAGACTTTATGAGTTTTAACCAAGCTACATATCCAGAGTACACAAATAACGTCAATGATGACATCTATCCAAGTTATGAAGCTACATTTAATGGATGGGTTTTATGAGTTACAAACCAAAGGCAAAGAACATTGAGAAATTAAAGGTATTTCTTAAAAAGAAAAAAAAGAAAAAGTAATGGCAAACGAAATATATTTTAAAAGTTGGTGGGGCAGAGGTGTTTGTGATAATACTGTTGGCTGGGGTATTGTGTACAAAATCTATGCTGGGTGTAGTGCAGTACCAGCATTACTTTTAACCTTACAAGCAAGAGCAACATACTATGAGAATGTAACTTGTACAACTGCAACTTTAGATGAATTAGAAATAATAGGATAAATGGATTTATTAGAAAAAGCATCAGTAATACTTACACCAACCGCCTATGACAATGGTAAAGCACTATGTGTTAAACCAAGTGATGGGAGTGGTGATTTTGATTTTAGCAGAAATTCAGCAGCCACAAGAGTAAATGCTCAAGGTCTTGTTGAAAACGTACAGATACTATCGAGTAATTTGGTGCAGAATGGCGACTTTTCAGAGGAGGGTGCAGAGGAGGTTTCTAATGGCAGTTTCACTAATGGCTCAACAGATTGGTCTTTAGGTACTGGGTGGAGTATTGGAGAGGATAAGGCAACTTTTGACGAAACGATAGGAGGAGCTGGGAATTTAAATCAAGGAAATATATTAACAGTTGGTAAAACCTACAAATTAACATTTGATACTTTAGAAACAAATGGAGGTAATTTAGCTTATGCGTTTGGTAATAATTCTGTTTTTATAAATAATATACAAGCAGATACAAATCACGTTGTTTATGGTGTGGCAGATGATGTTTTTTTAAAAATTAGAGGGGCTGGCGATTTCATAGGCTCTATTACAAACATCTCGGTTAAAGAGGTGGGTATGGATTGGGCATTGGGAACGGGTTGGAGTATTGGCGATGATAAGGCGGTTGCAAACACTACGGGTGATTTTGTTAATTTATATCAAAATTCTGTTTTTGTAGTTGGTAAAACTTATAAAACAACTTTTACTATTGTAGATTATACACAAGGCTCTGTAAGATTAACGCAAGGAGGTATTGACGTATCTGGTTTTCAAAATGCAGTAGGAACTTATACAGCTTATTTTACTGCTACGCAAACCTCATTGTATATGCAAGGCTATCAAAGTTTCATAGGCTCAATCACAAACATATCAGTAATCGAAATAACAGACGATACTAACCTACCGAGAATAAACTACGAAAATTTCAGTTTTGATGGTAGCGGTAATATAATACCAGATAGCGGGTGCGGAAGTTGGTTGTGGGAACCGCAGAGTACAAATTTAATACCTTATTCAGAGGATTTTAGTGATGCAAGTTGGATTAAAAACCAAACTACAATAACACAAAACGCAACTATAAGCCCAAGCGGCTTAATTGATGCCTCTATGATTTCAGAGGATAATACAAATAA